ATGCCCGACACTTGATATTTTGCAGTTTTTGTTTGAACTCCCATGGTGTCGCTTAATACCGTTGTGAGTTCTAATTCGGGTTTAATATTAAAAGGGTCATTTATCTTATCTCCCGCATTTTGGATTGTCCCTACGGTTTGATAAAGAGTTGAAGATGCCGTATCTTGAATGAAGGCATTACTACCGACTGCACCGCTTGACGCTCCAATATTTATTGATGTTTGAGCGGTTGTCGTTGGAACAGTCGTCGTAAAGTTTTCTATCGCTCCAATATTAGCAGATACGGGTGATAAGGTCATACTGCTTAAAGTAGAACCCGACCCGCCATTATTTAGATTAATGTTTAGACTGGTTGCCGTATTCCCCGCCGTCAATACTTCTTGTAGTGTGTTGCTTCCAGCAGATCCCGAAATAATGTCCGCCCACGTCGCCGAAGCAGCACCGCTTGTTAAGGTAGTCGGGGTAAATGTTGTAAGAATGGGGGAAATGCCGTCATCAAACTCTATATCAACCGACCCCGCAAATATGTTCGTAGAAAGACTTGTTGTCGAATTATTTATCCCGAAACTTGCTACGGGTAAGGTCGCATTATTCCCCGCCGTAAGGACTTGTTGAAAGGTATTCACAGCGACCACGGGCGGATATGCCGATCCATTAATGGTTGTTACTTGTAGATTACCACAACTCAAAATATCATTGGTATTCATGTTTATATCACTCGCTCCTGCACTGTTTCCGTTCGTCAGAGTAGTTGCTAAATTCTGCGTCCCGCCGGGAACAATGTTATTGATCTTTCCAGTAAGGGCATTGACTCGTTGATTGAGAGAAGCGAGGTTTAACATCTTATACTATTATAAGATATTAAAAAATCAAAATCTATTCTTTTTCATCTGGAAGATTCAATACATACGCTTCTTTTTCGCTTAAAACCACCATGGGAAATGATTTGATGAGCGTAACCCAACGTGAAGGCATTGTTTTAATCTTCTTAATCTGATGTCTGTCTAATCCAAAGTAGTTTTCCAGTAAGTATTTTAAACTACGTCCACCCAGTGAATGCGGGAAAATGGTAATTGAGTGCGCTTCGTTCAGAATGCGTTTCGTATCTAGTCCATTCGTTGCCAAATGACTCGTATAGATCACGCTAGTATTGGTATGTCGCCCTGTTTCTAACAACATGTTTAGGATTCCATTGACTTTCATTCTCATGATTTTGTTCGTGAGACAATCTGTATCGTCAAAAATCACCATACTATCTTTGAAATCGTCCGCTTTGAGATCCGTCGTGAGAAGTTCATTGGACAACTTAATACGCCTCATCCCTTTCACTTTATCAATACTACTGTCTTCATTGATAGAAGAGATCAAATAAACATCATTTTTGGGAAACATTTTCTTATACTGATCGCAGTATGCTTTGGTATAGTAAGACTTTCCGGATCCGGATGCACCCGTAATGTATAAAATCTGGCGTTCGCACTTCTTATTAGGGATTTGCTGGATTTTTTCTTTGGGTTTCATGAGTTTCAGTTCTTTCAAATATTCGCTTACATTAGATTTATCCTGCTCGATAGATAAGACTTTGTTTTTTTTCTTATCTCCTTCAAAACTGATGATTGCAACTGGCGATCCTACGTCTTCCAGATTCATACTATACTTTAATGTAAGAATATAATTTCTTCGTTGCACCTATAAATCGTTTTGTCTCACTTTGGATCTGTTCGTCTAAGATTTCTTCTGCTTCCTTTGTGTTTTTCAAAACCGCATGAGAACCTTTGCTTTTCAAAACATCCGAGACAATTGCCTTAAACTGCGGATTAATGTTTTTTTCAATATACTTTAGATTGTGCAAAATATCGCTTCTCTTTGCGGGTCTAAACTTCTGTTCAAGGATGATTGTCACCAGTTCTAGATCACTTTTATAACTAGCGAGTTCTCCTACGGGCGAATTAAAAAACTTAACTAATGTCTTTACTAGCGCTGGATCTTTCTCACTAATGCGTAGGTAAGCGAAAAGGCGTTTGAGTGCTTTGTAGTAATTTCCATCACTCGCGTAAGACTGAACGTCTAACAAAAGGGATGTTGCAATGTTTTCTGCTTTGGTAGTGATAGAATTATAGACTTTAAAATCTCCAAAATTGATAAAATATATTTCGCTAAACTCATGGAATAGACCGCCAATGAGAGAGATCACATCCAGTTTGATGATACTCTGTTCCTGCAAACAGTCAACAAAATAAGTCTTTGTGTCTTCTATATACTGAAACCCCGCCTCAATGCTTTGTCTCGTCCAACGAATCGGTTTGCCTCCGGGTTGAACTCCGCATTTTAGATCGGTAATCCAGAGATTTTTAGACTGGTATGCAGTTCTGTATTTTTCACGAAACAGATCTAAAACACATTCATACACTTCTAGGTTACGACTAAACGATACGTATTCCATTAAATCGTAATCCGCTGCATAGTCAATTTCTTTCAATGACCCCGTGCCTACCACTCGCTGGGTTCCATGCAGAGACAAAAAAGCGAATACTTTCTTTTCTCCTTTACTGTAGTCTTTGGGGTTTCTTACCGTTAGATCCATTACACTATACCTATATTATTTTAAACTAAATAGTTCAGTATTTTTGAACCAAATGGACTAGTATGAACCCTCAATATAATCTATAAAATCAAATCGTTCGGGTTTAGATTCTGATTCCTTTGGTTTGTTCTTAAAAATGACAAAATAATATCTGCCTCTCCACTTCTTCACATTACAGACAACCATTTTATAGATGTAAACTCCCTTTGTCTCATACAATATTTTTAGACGTGGTGGTGTAAGGGAAGCGAATCCCTGTTCGTTGATTAAAAGGGCAAACCCTTTGTTGGTCTTTCCTGCAAAATGATTCGCCAGTTTTGGAATAGCATTCTCTCGTTTGGTTTTTCCCGGAACGTCAAGACAAAAGGGCGGATTAGTAATAATCCAATCTACTTTTACTTTTTCTAGATCAATCGTGGTATAGTCTGTTCCATACTCTAGTTCTGTGGTAATTATATTCTGTGAAACGGGAAAAGATCTTACCCATGCGCCTTCTCCTGCAAAAGGTTCAAACACTACATCTGATTGAGACAAATTAGGAATATGTTTGATGAGTTCCTTACAGAGTAGTTCAGGCGTTTGATGAAAGTAATAAGCGTCATTCTTCATACTATAGACAGGTATTTAAATCTAATCAAACAGACGGTAAAAATCTGTTGGTTTAGATTGCTAAATAATTACCAAAATATAGCGTTTTTGAGTGTGTTTTTCATTTATATAATCTAAATTACAAAAATCCATGCCTATCTTTTATTTATTTATCTTACTCATGCATCTTTGCTAATTCTACCAAACCTATTACGCTGTTCTTTTTTTAGATAATCCCAAAGAAAAATATCTAAACTTACGAATCCTAATTAGATTGTAAAATGGATCTTATTTCTACCTTTTACTGTGTTCTCCATACTTATTAAAGTAAGTATAGAGAAACGGATGGGATCTGTGTCTCAACTGTGGATTCTCCATACTTACCTCGGGAAGTCTGCAGAAATTGCCGGAAAATTTTTCATGGATTCTCTAAAAAATCGTTATACTTTTATACTTTTTCAAATAGTATAAAAAGTATAAAGTGTTTTCAAAATTTCAAAAAAGGTAAGAATTCTAGGATCTATAGGAATGTATTGTATTAACTATAGGAACATATTATCTTAATTTTATAAAAGTATACTTTCTTCTTTTTACTAAGACCTTTCAAAATATTTTATACTTTTTATACTTTTTGAAAAAGTATAAAAGTATATAGATCAAAAAATAAAATTAGAAAAGTAAAAGTATAAAATTCTAGGATCTATAGGAATGTATTGTATTAATAGTATTATAGAATATTTAATCTTAACTTTATAAACTTTATACTTTCTTCTTTTTACTAAGACCTTTCAAAATATTTTATACTTTTTATACTTTTTGAAAAAGTATAAAAGTATATTGAAAAAATTTGAAAAGTAAAAAAAGAAAGTTATAATAGAATAGAATCATACCTGTATGTATGATGCAATGCCAGTTGTCTCCATACTTACCTCTCCATACTTACCTCTCCATACTTACCCAATAATAAACTTCATGGTAATCGTTTCAATAATGTTATTTTCCAATCTTTTTTTTGTCTCTTCCGATAGTGTGAAATCTTTAACATAGAACCCGCATTCCTTAGCGAGATCCTGCAATCGTTGGTAATGGTAAGGAATAACCTTCAAAAAATAGTTCATTCTGTTTTCGCGTCCTTCCTCATTCAGATAGAAAGACCAAACAGCACCAAACCCTCCTCCTTCGTATCTCTTATAGAATACATCCCCCTTCTTACTATCTTTAGCAATGACAATGCACTTATTCATATTATACTGTGCTAAAAAGTCACGTAAAAAGATGTCATCATAGTCTGCCCCATCAAAAAGCATGTTTTGATAGTCTTCTACTTCGCTACTGTTAATAATATCTTCCATGACTTGATCAATCGTATTGGACGCTTCAACTATTCTCCATGTGATCACTTGAGTCTCGTTTTCGTCGTTACATTTTGTCTCATGTAATTCCTTCTTGATACTTTCTTTGAGTTTCTGTTTTAATACTGCTTCTTTCAATTTGAGTTCATTCTTCATCTCAATTTCTTTTATCTTAAGGTTCGCTAGTTCAGATACGGTTTCGGTCATTTCAACAGGGGGTTTTACAGTTGCTATACGAAGTAGATGTTTAGACGTATCGCAGTGTCGGTTGTAGTGAGATTTGATCGGCGTAGAGAAGTTGCAGTCTTTGCAGTTATAGGCGCTCATTATATTTAATAAAGAAAATAATTCTTTAGATTATTTTTAATTTAATTAAAATATTCCCTAAATATTCTAATTAAGTTTTTGAATCCTAAAGATCTTCAATCGTTACGAGAATGTCTTCTTCCTTATTGGGAATGACTTTGCGTATTTTATCCAGAATCATATCCAGTCTGGCGCAGGTTTGATGACACATTGAGTAGGTATGTTTAATATTTTCAATACCCGAGACACTTTGACTAATGTAAGGAATAAGAGTAGAATCCATAGACTGTAGGTGTAATGCACTGTTGATAATACGATTTAGAACATTAATCATTTCATTACGGTTGTCTTGTCGTCGCCAACGGCGAATACACTCTGGAACAAAATAAGGGGTTTCTATATCTAAAAATGCACCACGAGTGCAAAGTTTCTGACCTTTCTTTAATTGTCTCAACACATTGAGATTGACTATGATCTCTTCGCTTTCCATTAATAAGGATCTAGAAAATCCTTAAGCAAATGGTTCGTAAGACTTAGGTCTTATCTTAGATTCCACAATGTATTTAAATCTTGTTCAATGTCATTTTTTTGTTTCATTACCCTCATTAGACTATCAAATACGATGTTTTTCTCCTGCCTCTCTTCTTTGGTTTCAGTTGGAAGAGTGTCATATACATTAAAGAATGCATCCATCGCGCTCAAACGATCCATGTAGATCTCGCAGTGTTCAAACCACATGAGAGCGCTCATTATCCATACTTACCAGATTCCTTTATATTCTTTTTCTCCATACTTACTCAGGTGTATTGGGTTTCTTTTCAAACCGAAGGGTCTTGTAATCCATCAGAAAGGTTTCAAAGAATCCATCGGGTAGATCATCTATCAGTTCCTTTAGCGAGACAACTGCATGTAAATTTTCCTTATACTTTTCCCATACCTCCTCTGTGATATGGTATTTTTTCTTAACATTCAAAGAGTTCTTATACTTTCGGTGGAAGAGTGGGTTCTCTTTGTATTTATTTTTCATGTATTCCGCCATATACTTGTTTAAGTTTGCAGTTTTCTTTCCTTTTGTCTCAGGTTCCATTTCCTTAGTTTCCATACTATAGTATTATAAGAATATATTTTAAATTATATTTTCCTATATATTATAAGGAATGAGTCTTACACCTCTATAATGTATGAATCTATATCCATGGGAACATAGTTAAACCCTCGATGACTGAGTTCTGCATTGTAAAAGGTATTGGATAGAAACATTGGATCAATAACCGTAATCAAAATAGGAACAGTTGTCTCAAAGTAAATAGAAGTCATTGTATTCTATAGATATTTTATTCTTCTTTTTTCATTTTTAAATTTTCTTGATATACTTTTTTACTTTTTCAAAAAGTATAAAAAGTATAAAATATTTTGAAGGGTCTTAGTAAAAAGAAGAAAGTATAAAAAGTATATTTTCTCCATACTTATCATTTGTTTCTCTCAACCATGCATTGATAGATCGTATGATCTTTCTCAATACCAATAAACTTACGATTCATTTTTTTACACGCTACGCCGGTTGTTCCAGAACCAGCGGTAGGGTCTAGAACCATGTCTCCTTCTTTACTATAATATTTGAGACACCATTCAATAAGTGCAACAGGTTTCTGTGTTGCATGTTTCCCGCGTTCAGATTTAATTTCTAGAATACTATTAGGTAAAGGGGGATTATATATACTTTCACCATTTCGTTGTTCTGGTTGATGAAAATGAATATTATTACCATATGCTGTATTGTGTTCTGATAAAAATATTTCTTGGGGTGTATTGGGTTCTTCCGTTTCTTTCAAAATATTGTTAGGTAGTGAAGGTTCATATTGACTGTGAAGATCCTTTAATGGGTCATTGCCGTTGTGTTCGTATTCTTGATTCGTAGTATCAGATCTTTCAGATGGATCTTTCAAAAACTTGTGTTTGTGACTACTGATGTCATAGAAGGGTAATTTACGATAAAATACATATACCATTTCATGCTTCCTCATCGGCATCTTTTTTGCATTAAGAAACCCACATGGTGCAGACTTTACCCATACCATATCGTATCTAAAGTTTTTTGGATTAGATTGAATGAGTGAGACACCAAAACGAGTAGAACATGTAAAAAACATGGGGGTAGTGTCTTTACAGATACGATTGACTTCTTTCCAGAATTGAGACAAATCAATAAGACAATCCCACTTACAACCTGTCACACCATACGGTAGATCACAAAACAATAGATCAATGCTATTATTATTTAGTTTCTTCATTTCCTCTAAACAATCTCCATGGATTAGATTCATTGTATTTTATAGATATTTTATTCTTATAACTTTATACTTACAGGAAGGAATATTAGAATTGTCTCAATATTTAATAGTTGCATTCTTTATAATGGCGGCAGAAGAAGAACCCTTTAGTCCATTAGTATCTTACCCAGGACTTCCAACACAATATATAACGAGACAACCTGATCCAGTAGAAAACTTATTAAGACTTCAATTGTATTACGAAATATATGAGAAGGGTAGATATGGTGGAAAGGAAACAGAACCGCAGGGTTTAGCGCAACGTAACATGGATCGGATTAAAAAGCATTTCAAACGTATCTTTGATCGCATGTCTCCAGAAGATAAGGAACGATACGCCCAGAAACTTCAAAGGAATCAACAGGATAAAGGAAAAAGAATCCAAAAGGAAATGGAAAAAAAAGCGGAAAGAGTAAGAGAATCTGAAAGACGTGAAGAAGCGAGTCGTAATCCTCCGAGACAACCTTCAATGGGACGACAACCTTCTGTTGCACGAGAACCTACCCCGCCACGACCACCTACTCCACCGCGTCCTACAGCATCCATGATGCAACAACGATCTATGGTTCAGCGATTGAGACCCGAGTTTCAACTTTTGGAAATAGATCTAAATGAAAATCCTATTCCTACGATGTCACAAATCAAAAAAGCATTTCGTAAGAGATCCCTTAAACTACATCCTGATAAAAACGATCATCCTAACGCGAGCGCGCAATTTCAGGCACTAAATAGCGCACATCAACAAATTGTCAGCGCTTACGAAAGGAATGGACTATCTGGAAGTGGTATGAAATCAAACAAATGGATAGAACATGTGAAAGCGTATGCAAAGAAGCATCGCCTTCCTTACAAAGAAGCAATGTCCAAAGCAAAAGAATCTTATAAGAAGTGAGTTTTCAATTTCTTTTTTGATTTTTTACTTAAATATTCTTTCATGGCACGTATAACAGACGGCATCATTCCCCCTATCAACTCATCTAGATCATCAGATCCTCTTCCAATCAGTTTGTTTCCCAGATAAGACAAAGCACTAGGTTTGTGCGCTTTTAGCAAATCATATCCGCTTGGGATGGTTACGGTTTTATTTTTAGAGAATTGAAGTGGGGATAAAGCACTCACTACATCTGTGTTGGTTCTAACATCCGTTTGATTTTCTGGATTCGTTTGAAATACCGTGTTAGGATGCGCTGCCTTATTATAGGTAATGACTTCTTTTACGGGTTGCTCTTTGTTGAGTTCTTCAACATATTTGCCCGCTCTAGAATGTCCTACGGATATGATATTTGGCGCGCCATACTTATCAATTGCTTTTTGTTGTCTCGCTTTTGCATCTTTATAAGTTCCCGAGGTAGTAATGTCCCCGCTATAAGCGTATAGTGCATTGTCTAACCAATCACGCCAACCTTTGGATCCTCTGTGCGCTACAATGACTTGATCGCTATTCATATCTTTATAAACTTTCACTCGGTCATCGCTGAGGTCTTTGTCTAGGGTATAACCAGTGGGCGCATCGTCGGTTTCTTTGTAAGTGTTCTCTAGCACCTGTTGAAGTTGATCCGCTTTTAGACTACCTCCCTTTTTTTCTAAGGATCTCAATAATCGCAACTGCGCTTTTGCATCCTTTTTTGTAGATCCACTACTTTTGACTTCACCTGTCTCAGTATTCGTTACTTTGTAAAGATCTTTACCTCGTATCTTTCGCATAGAGTAAGCGCCGCCTTTCATACCAGACCCGCTGCTACTGCTAGGCGGATCGGGTGGATTGTCTCGGGGGCGCTTTGACGCGGGTTCTTCCGCAGCGCCAGACTGTCTTCGATCTTGTATGAGTCTTGCAACACGGTCCCCTACTATTCCTAGTAATTCGTCACGTTGAGGAAAGCGACTTGCCCAATGAAACTCTAATTCTTTTCTAATAATTTCTGTAATATCTACTGTTTCTTCTGGACTTAATCCATCAAAATCCATTTGAAACCTTCGAATGAGAGGTTCTATCAAATAACTATTTCTCTTTTTTTGAATCTTCATGATTATCTTAAGTATTTTATTAGCAGTTCGAGTCGCTTCTTCCCTATGTGCCAAAGCGTATGGACGAAATACCGTCTCTAAATAGTTGATCGCGTCTTGCAATTGATCTAAGGTTTGCAATTGTCTAAGGTTAAAAGTGCGAATCGGGGTTTGAGTTCCATATTCAAAGAGTTGTTCCGCCATATACCTTATATAGATATAATAAAACCTATAATTTACCAGTAGTATAGGATTTATTATCTGTAGTATGTATAATGTATGAGTATCAAATCCGTCCTTATCATCGGTTAAAAGCGAGACAACTGGGCGTCATTGTAAGACCAGCAACCAAAGCACCTTATAAATTAGATGTCTTTTCGCGAGAAGGCGAATACATTACCTCAATTGGGGATCGTAGATATAGTGATTTTGTAATATATGCAGAAGACGATGGATACGAGGTCGCAGACCGAAGACGAGAACTTTATCACAAACGGCACAAAAAGGATAGTCAAATAAAAGGTTCGAGAGGGTATTACGCTGCAAATATCCTTTGGTAAGTATCCTTTGGTAAGTATCCTTTGGTAAGTATCCTTTGGTAAGTATGGATAAACTATAGAAATCTAGGCAATCCTTCTCTTCGGTATAAAATATCAGTGGATCCTCCAATTCGGTAGATGTTGCTAATTTGGGGGGTTACACCGTAAAACCTTGATGCGGTTCCTTGGACCATTTCTCCTCCATGCATACCCGCTGCAGTTTTGATCTGTGTTCCTACATCATCTTCTTTTGCAGGAAGCACGCGTTGCTGTCTAAATTGGTTAAAATTAGCATATCCCATGTCTAATAGTTCATTGATTCTGTTGTAACGATCTTCAATATAAAATAATATTGAATTAAGTGTATTTTGTGAGAGTTGACTAACTTTGCGTTCTCGTTCCAAATTTACACCTATTCTAAGTTTATCTCCAAATGCATCATTTCCCGCTCGTGTATCTCGCAAACCTTTAACTGCATCTTCTAATGATCCAAAGATAGAATCTACTCTGCGTCTTACACCAGAAGAAGTGGATTTACTTGATTTTGACTTACGCGATCTACCCGATCGACTAGTTAGATCCGACACGCTTCTGTCTGAACCAAATGGACTAGCGGAAAATGTAGCGCTGTCTCTACTGGAAGGCATTGGACTAGCGGAAAATGTATCGCTGTCTCTACTGGAACCAAATGGACTAGCGCTAAACGTGCGACTACCCCGACTTGATCTACTTAGAATACTTCCCAATGAAGAATCGTCTGTATCATCTACCAACGCCCTTGGATCTGGAACATCAAAATCTACATCATCTACTGGCGGCGCATCTACATCAACATCATCTAACCATTCCCATCCTTCCGCTTCTCGTCCATTATCCAGTATTTCTTGCGCTTCATACGCCTCTCGTTGCGCCTCTTCAAAATCTGTCTGTTCCAGAATACCAAAAGCATCTTTCGCTGCTTCATAGCATTCATTTTGGACTGCTTTTAAATCGCTCAATATTCCCAAATCTAAAAATCGCATGACGGGAACGAGTGCTTTTACTACTCGTAGTATCCTTGCGATTACTTTTGCAGTAAAAATAAGATATTTAATGAATTCACTCCCAGAATGCTTGCTACGTTGTCCATCCTTTTCCAGATTATCAATATTATACTCTCCAAAATTAGAGACAATCTGCCTAAAGAGTGCGGTAAGATCTTCAAACAACCCAATGAGTTTAAGCGCTATATCATCCGCTTTTCCATTGGTAAGATCCTGATCTGGTCTTTCAGTAAGTTTTACAATTCCGCTTTCCAATTGTTTCAAAACACGACGTTTTACACGGGTTAAACCTGCTTCTTCTGTTGCAGATAGATTGTAGTCTGGAATAGTCGGCATATATTATAAGGTAATATAATATTTGCTGAAATTAAATTATAATCTCTTTTAAAGATTTAGAAAATCCTTAAAACGTAGTTACTTCTTGTATAGATCGTGTTGTTTTACATATTTACTCGCATCTACCATCTTCAGACCCTGTTCCTTCATGACTTTTTTGACAATCTCTGCACGACGCTTACGACCATCCATTGCCCCGCCGGACATAGCGCCCTTTTTCATGAGACCCACGCCCGCTAAACCACCAGATCGAACACCCTTTCCAGATTTTGCGGGTTTTCCAGATTTGCCAGTTAGGTAAGAAGTAAGCGCCTGTTTTGCAACATCTACGGCAACATCTTTGCCCACATCTAAAGCAGTTTTTCCAACGGTTTTAGCAACCGAACCGAGGGTCTTACCTACATCACCGAGAAAAGATCCCCCCTTTTTAGAACCCTTTGGACGACCACGCTTCTTTTTGACACCGAGTCCGAGTAGATCTCGTCCAGTGTTTTTAATATCATTGATTGAAAACTTCTCATCCAGAATACCGAGACCCAACAATTCACGCCCCGTATTCTTCACATCATTGATGCTAAACTTTGCATCGAGAATACTACCCGCGCTTTTCTTTGGACGACCACGTTTCTTTTTTGCACCTCCCGTTTGCGCCGCTTCGCACGAAGCACATGCTGCTGACCCCCCACCAGACGAGACACCAGATCCTAATACTTTTTCCATTCCTTTACTCGCCAAAGCACCAATCACAGAAGAGGCAATCGCCGGACCCGCAACACGGGCAACCCCCATAGCGAGAGGACCAAAAAATCCACCATTAATGTTTCGCAGTTCGAGAGCGTTATAGGCGGGATATGCAGCAGATGTTCCGGGGGCGACCATATGATCCGCTTCATGCGGGGGTCGCACAAATGGGGACACCATTCCGGGCGGGCGAAGACCACCACTCATGACACCCTGTCCAGACATATAAGCGTCGGCGTATTCCTTACCTCGCCGTGTTGCTTCTTTAGATCCTTCTTTCAAAGCATATCTACCTATTTCTTTCGCTACATCCATACCCATTCTACCTAGGGGGGCGAAGGTTCGTCCTAGATCCATTCCGCCCTGCATTTCTCGGTGCATTTCACCCAACAGAGGATGATACAATTGAGGATGTCTCATCAATCCCCTATGGACACTTCCATCTGCTCCTAAAACTGCGCCACCCTGCATAGTTCCTCTTATATCGTTAGGTTCGCCATTCGTGTCTCGTTCGCGATCATATTTCTGAAGAACGTTTATTATTTGTTGATTGTAGGGGGTGTCATACGCCATTCCATAGTTCCGTGCCGCCATATAATTTGATACAATATATTAATTTTGCAAATATTCTAAATATAAGGAAATGAATACACTAATGTATGGTGTATTCATTTCAGAAACTACGTTTCCGAACCTTTTGCTTAAGGATTTTCTAAATCCTTATCCTAAAGAATTCTTTTATCTAGATAAGGTTGTCTAAAGGTAGGATCAGTCATGCATGGTTTTCGTAAGATAAGGATACGATTTTTTTGAAAGTAATATCTTACTGATCTTAAATCTACAATACTATCTTCTTTCATCATTTTGAGACAACACTCCGCTTCTGGTTTTGTTTTCTTACGACATCTCATTACAATTCCTTCTCTTTCAAAATGAATAAAATATCCATCTCCTACAGTATGCGTAATACTCATCTATAGATGATTTAGATTTTAAGATTTTAGAAAAACATTAATAACAAAGATTTTGAAGTTTAGATCCGGACTGTCCACCAGAACTGACACCCATTCCAGTCATGCGCCGCACTTTTGATGCTAAGTCCCGAACAAAAGGCATTTTTGCCGCTGCAGTTGCAATGCGATTGACCATGGATCCACCGACCATACGTCCATACTGAACCGAAGACACTGGATCCACGCTTTCCTCGTTGGTCTTTGCATCCATGACCATTTGTTTGGTGAGAATACCTGTGTAGATGTTGGAACTTCCAGCGACAGTCGTAAAAATCCCCGAATTGACGCATATGATGCAGATTTCGGGCGTGATGGTTTCGCCCTCAATGTTGGTTACGTTGATGCTAAACTGAAAGTTGTATTGACCAATAGAACCCGAAGACAAGAAGTCGGGAAGCGACAAGTCGTAAGCGGGCGAAAGGACCAGTAGCGAACCTGTGGTCACCACCGCAGAACCAACACCCGTAGCGTTGGAGGCGAAGTTGGTTGAACCACTAAATTCCGCCCAAGACTGAGTAGAATGGTTATTCACTGAGAGTCGCCATAGATCCTGTGATGTAGCGGACGAGAGAAGACCAGACGTGTTGTTAAGATTCACGCTAATACTGTTGATTTTCAAGAAAGTAGAACTATCTTTCACATTCTGGGTAGACATAGGTTTACGAACATTGATAATAAAGTAATCCGGAAGTTGGTTGATCTGGATGTTCTGCGAATTGAGAGTCGCGGATGCACCGTTCACAAGAGGACCCGTTGAGGATTGAAGGGACAAATAACGGGGAAGATCCATATAGGGAACAATGTTTCGCGCCTGAATAAGGTCGCTAGATTGAGTAGAAAGGAAGTTCAACAACAAACGAGTATTGGTAAAAGGATTAGATTGCGCTGCGGTTCCAAGTGTAACTGAGTAGTTGGTTGCAGTTGAGGCAGTCGAGAAAAACCGTTTGCATGATGAGTCAATGTTAAACACGAAGGACATCGCATTGATTCCCACGAGTCCCTGTTTGTTGTAAGCAGCATCACCATACACAAAGGGACTGAGACCCAAAAGAGGTTCAGTCACCGTCACCGACCCTGTAATGACGAAAGTATCCGCCACATTGGTAGACACTGGACTGTTGTCCGTTCCACCCGTTGATATGGTGTGGACCAGAACAAATGTTGCTGGATAAGCGCCGCGAGGGTAGAGATCACCATCGTAAGACTGGTCGCCCCAATCACCGAGAGGGTTGTTGGATCCTCCTACACCTACCGAAAACTGCTTATACGCCTGATCGGGAAGCACTGGGCACATGCCGTTATATTTGTAGAGTTCACGGTTGTTGTTTAGGCGAAGAATGGAAGGCAACACGTCCTGAAGATTGACCGACACGTTCGTGTTGTTAATCTGACTGGATGCAGTCGTAAAGAGCGAGTTGAGGGGAAATGCCTGAAATGCATCGGTGTCTCCATAGTTAAAGGCAGTCACACCGTTTGCTACACCTGAAATAGTAATGGTAAAGGCAATGTCCGTCTGAAGTAATACCTCACGAGACACTACAATGTTTTCGCTAGGGATTTGCACGTTAAAGGACATGGATGAACTGGAAGTAGACACTGCCGAGAACTGTTGGTAGGTATTGGATGAGGCACCCGAGACAACGGCATAGGATAGTTGGTCGGTAATATCTGCGATCCGGGCATCTTTCACGAGAACGGTCTTAAAGTCGGCACTCATTATATACTAACCAAATATATTTTATTTTGGTGAATACATATTTTATCAGAAACTACGTTTCCGAACCTTCCTTATCAGAAACTACGTTTCCGAACCTTCCTTACTAAAACGGGGCGTGCCCCCCGTCCCGTAGGGGGCGGAACCCCTACTTCCCTACATTTTAATTAGATCGCTGGTTGGATGTTTCTTTTCAAACAAAAACTTAATGGTTGCTGTTGCACCAGAAGGAAGAAAAAAAGGAATAAGTTGCCCTAATTTGTCTCGCCAGTAGACATTGATGTCGATGTTGGTTAAAGGAGTATTACCGGTCATATCAATCCGCCTATACTCTGCGGTAGGCGTATAGAGAATATTAGGTTTGAATACCTGTTGATTCGTTTGAAAGTCTGTGATGATTTGAGCGAAGTTTGCATTATTCCCTATACCTGTGCTAGTCTGTCCGTTGTTAAAGATAAGCGGTGCGGATAGTTGATTACTAATGATAGGTAAAGTATTTGAAGTAAAGACAATCGATGCTATGGGGGTCCACGTATCAATCGTGCTAAACTCTTGGAACATTTGCGTATAGATCGTTTGTGTAGCGGGCGGGATTACATTCGTAGGCAAAAGGATAGTATTAATTCCTTGGTAATCCGCCACGAGGATCTGATGATTTCGTCCTAGAGTTACGCCTTGGGTTCCAAAGTTGAGAGAAGGAAATGAGTTGAACAATGCAAAGAGAGGCGGATTCATATAGATCTTAACTCGTGCAGCGTTTGATTGGTTAAAATACTGTTCTTGCGCCTGTAGAATTGCCTTAGAGGAAGTGACATCCCATGTAAGGACGGGTTGCTTTGCAGTAAAAAGTGGGGATGCCGCCCCGCCTGTGTTTGCTATAAGACTGGTCATCGCCAATAGAAAAGAACCGTTGATCAACTCCAAAAAATATTGAAACTGATAAGCGTAATAGTATTCAGTGTTATTTTGTTGAAATCCTGAACTAGTTGCATTAGGTGGGATAGGTGTAGGTAGATTTTTGTTTTGAGGAATCCAATTGATAAACTCTTGAGTGGAAGCAGTAATACCTCCCGCACCATCATCGTATTCTAACGTTACTGAATAAATAGATAGATTTGGATCACCTTGTTGAGGTTGGATTTGACAGATAAAATTAGGAAGATTATACGTATCCAAACTGAATCTAACAATACTCATGTAGTATTCGCCACTGTTTGCAATAACGGGGTTCGTTCGTGTCTCGTTAAATCGTAAAAAGGGATCTAGTTCGCTTGTGCTTTGAAAGTTCGTAGACACAATATCGTAATAGACCATATCTGGATTTTGTGCTTTCTTAAATTGAGACAACTGCGACATATTATACTATAGGAAGATATTTTAATTGTATAATCTTAAATATAATGAACCACTAGAATAGCACCACCTGTGGATGTAGTTGTTCCAAAAATGTTGTTATAGGCGAAGATGTTGTCTGCCCCGACTTGTCCATTAGATGCGGCGTGTAAGTTCGTAGCAAAGAGCGTATTTCCCTGTATTCCTGCCGTAATGACCCCGTTTAAATTACATGCTCCCGCTGCATTCGCGATTATCTTGTTAGAAACGATAATCGCAGTTGAAGAAGGAAGTAAGGTTGTTCCGAGTTGATCCGTATAGACTGTTGAAGGATTCGTCGTATTTCCAATTTTAAAGACTAAAGAACCCCTTTGACCGAGACCATTTCCTATGGATCCACTTACCATAGAACCCGACGCCTGTCCGAGACATGCACCAGAAAATAGTGTATAATCTATGGTAATCGCTTCGTTTTGATTTCGTCCAGTAATATCCTGAAAACTACTTTCACCTTGCGTAGATACTACATAGGAAACCGTTTTACCACTTTCGTTCAACTGTTGGTCAATATAGTCCTTTGTAGCGGCACGTTGAGACACAGCATCTAGTGGCGTAGAAATACTACCCTGAACTACATTTGTAAACGTATTGATCCCATTAAATATATTTATAGGATTTTTGGTAATATCTGTAAACAAAGGCGCTGTGACTAACACCATATCATTATATCCAACCAAAATATTGTCGGGGGCATTCACCCCTGCAACTGGAAGAACGGGGGGATTTGCATTTGAAAATACGGGGGCAACTGTCCATACATTGTCATCAATAAGTGGGTCGTATGCTGTTACAGCATCATCGATGTCTTGTTTTGTAAGCATATCTGTTTGATTTGTAGGGGGAAGCGCACCCGTATAAAAGGCGTCATTTTGAAAATCATTCGTCTTTGTCCATACATTGTCTGTTCCTAGAATATTACTTGAAACACCCGTTCCGGTAATGATTCCATTTACATAGATATTTTTTACATTTAGATCACCATTCACAGTTGTCTCACCTAACAATGTAAGCGGAAAGGTGTAATTTTGTAATCCTTGCAACGCCATATAATAAACAAATATTTTATTATACAACAAATAAGGATTTAGAAAATCTTTAAGCAAAAGGTTCGGAAAAGTAGTTTCTGAAATCTTTAACACATTAGGTCTTTCTAAACTTGATAAAAAGAGCATAGAATCCGGTAGGGTTTACACGAGTTCCAGTGTCCCATCGAAATGATCCACCCTGTCCGTATCCATTGAGAACGCCTACATTGTAAGAAAAGGTAATCGCATCATTGGATACAGGATTTTGGAACGGTTCTTCTGAACCAGAGATACGTTGAGCACTCAAAAGACCGCCTCCGAGAAAATTACTACCACCTTGTCCGGATGCAGTAACATCACCATCGTCACCTATGGACGCTCCTGCAATCGGTGTTCCATTCAGAACAAAATAAGACCAATCTGCCTGTATGGTCGCTACTTCTAATGTCGCTACTCCTGTATAAGCGGGTATTTGAAAGGCAGTGTATCCACCAGCGCCACCAAATGATTTCACATTTGCCCCAGTAGGAACTGCCCCACCAACTGCGCCATTCCCACCTGCCCCAACTATACAAATCGTCATACATGTAAAATTGGCGGGATCGCATGTAATCGGAACAGATCCATTCTGTGTAAGAACTTCTTGATAGACGGTTGATTCAGTAGCATTGAATGCGGTAATTGCATCATCTACATATTTTTTATTTCCAAACTCTAGATCTGTGAGAGGGGTAGGCACAATGACTTTATTTGTAAAATCATTTTCACCTGTCCATGTATTATTCGCTCCTAAAATCCCCGTCGTAGGAAGATAGGTATTGAGAACGCTAAGATTGATCGCCTCATTTGTTCCAACCGTAGCGGCATTTGAAATAGTAGGTAAATTGGTCATGGAATTGATTCCTGTCCAGTTATTATCTAAAGGAAGATAGGAATTACCTAAACCTATAAATGCAGTATCCATATAGTCATATGTCGCCATATCTTCATTTGCAACGGGTGCTAAAAAAGTAGGTTGAAAATTAGGAAATGAATTATTACCTGTCCATACATTGTTCGTTGGGGTCACTACAATAGGAAGACCCCCATCAAAAATAAATCCTGAACTGTTCAAATCTCCTAACACTTCCACGTCATTGTTGATGGTTAAACTATTTCGTAGTGTCCATGATAAATCCAACTCATCCAAACCAGCGAGAGACATACTATAACGTTAGATTAAAAATTAACCTAAGTAGTTTGTAATACCAAAACCTCCACGAAATCCATTGGATCCATCTCCTGTGGTAAGAGCATTCGCACCCCATCCAAACTGTTCAATGCCTGACCATTGTCTCGCAGCAGGTGAATTGTATGTGCCGATGTCTCCATTTGACGATGCCCATGGCGACTGGATCCACGTAGTGTTTGTATATACTCCTCCCAAACTTGGGTTTCCTTTCTGTCCGTTTGAGTTTGTATTTCCACCTCCTCCACCGGCAGTTAATACCTGAACCGTAGCAGGATTTAGTCCCTGTCCCGCAACAGGCGTAAGACTTAGCGTGGTTGCTGCACCAGACCCAGAATAGGAAGCAGGCGGGGTCGTCCCAATACCAGCAGTGCCTCCAACACCCACACTAATACTAAACGAACCCTTTGACGCTCCACCTATTGCTTTGGTAAGCACTAAAAGGGCACTCATAGCACCAGAACCACCCGCATATCCACCCGCTGAATTACTAATACCAAATGTTGAACCTCCTCCGCCACCGATCACAGTCGCACAGAAAGCAACATCCGTGAATACAGTAGGCACTAAGTTAGTTTGTCTTCTTTCGGTAGTCGTTCCACCCTGCACCAAAGTCGTAATCGCTGTATCGGTATAACCTTTTGTTGCAATTTCGGCATTCGCTACGGGATCTATACATGTAGGAAGAAAGTCAAAGGTATTAACCCCTGTCCATGTGTTGTTTGTAGCAATATAACTCGTATTCTGAACAGATGCTTGACTCTTCACGTATGCACATGGAACCGCATCCGTAGCATTGACGGGTGTAGGAATAAGAGGAATCGTAATGTTGTTTGAAAATGTATTTGCCCCTGTCCATGTTGCCCCCTGATTGATAATACCATCCACTATCATTTTGGATTGTTCTAGACTAAGATTGACTCCAGAAAATCCTACACCTGTAGTAGGGGTTGTTTGAGGTCGAAATACACTCCATTCGTTTGTGCCTGTCCATACATTGTCTTCATTCTGTCCCTGATCGCTATTTCCATTGATCACACCCTGAACGTCTAAATCTCCATTAATGGTTACATCCCCCAGAAGAACGTTTAAGTCTGCACCGAAGATAGTCGGATCACGTCGGTTTTGAATATGTTTCAACGACATTTATAGTATAACCAAACATTTTAATTACCGAGACAAAAGAAGTTAAAGATGTCTCCATACTTATATAAGTATGGACGTAGAAAAAGAGAAGCATCTTAAGCATTTAAAAAGTGTCTCCACTTACCAAAAGGCAAACCCTGATAAGTGTCGGGACAAATGTAAGAAATACCATGAACGTTTAAAGGAAGATCCAGAAAAATATGCAACTATGCTACAAAGAAAAAAAGACTATTATTTGAATGTGCGAAAACCTAAAATAGATTCTGAGAAATCTAAAAAGACACAAATACAATCTAAAACCGATCAGATTATATAAGATACTTAGATTTCTATACAGGTCTTTTAGATTTCTATTATAAGTATTTGATTTGTTATAGTAGAAATTAATTAATTTCTACTTATTTATATCTAAAATAATCTATATTTTGTTAGATTTCTCTGTAAATATAGATTATTTATTCAAATACTTAGATTTCTATATTGTATATTTAGATTATTCCATTTGATGATTGTAGCAATCCATGCAATATTCCCCGCCATCAATCCCCGAGATTTTCGCCCACTTATACATGTGTAATTCTTCATTACATGTATCGCAGTTTCGCCCTAGTCCAGTATTGAGATGGGGATTCTCGCTAATGTAACACATTTCACACTTATTCGCGTAAGCGAGATAATGCTTTGGATCCGTGTCTTCATTACATAGATCGCAGATGCATCCTTCTTTCTTTTCCAGATGCGCCTTAATGATTTCAGCAACGGGCGACCTACCCACGAAGGTATAGATTGCGTTGGCGAGTTCAATGGGAAGGCGCATGGTAATCTCGGTCATCGTTCTATATAAGTATGGAGAGATGTCTTTAATATCTTTTTTAAGGAATATTATATTCCAACGGGTTTGATTTTTGGGTTACGTATTTGGTAATCTATTTTTTCCATTAGTTCAACGAGTTTCTGTGCGTTGTATTTTAGATTACTGATTTGCTTCGCCTTCAATTGATTGAGTTTGACTAGTTTCTCATCATCTATTTTAGTATGATGCGAATGAGGGTTAAACAACTCATGTTCTGCATTGTGCAGATCACGGATAAGATTCGTCAAATACGTTTCGTTAATCTGCGTCATATACAGTAGGATTAGATTATATTTTGATTTATTAAATGCAGAGACATATGGGTTGAGGTTTGTCTTTGTATAAAAGAGTAAGATCTTCTACTGGAATATAGATATATTCTTTTTCATCACTTTTAAGATTTGCTCTAGAGAACATATCTCGTTGATAGTTACTAAACTTTTCTTTGTCGTATTCAATGTAGTAGATCTCTCGTTTGTCTCGGTTCATATCAAAAACAAAATTGAAAATAAAAATGTTAGTCTTAGTAGTATCGCTAATCTTATTCATGGTTAAGAGCGTAGTAGGGTATGAGTTTTTGAATATATTTTTGCGACTTTTGATTTCCATATGAATTGTCTCGCTTACTGCATCATACTTTGAATATCGTTCCTGTGATTTTAACCCTTCCCATTTCTGTTCAAGGATTGAAAAGATTTTCTGTTGCTGTTGCTCGCCCCAAAGGTAGTCATTCTCGTAGTTTACCATCTATATTAAGTATTTAGATTTTCTTTAAGTAAAAATTATCGTTAAATAAATATTATTTCCTAAAGAATAGATAAAAATAAAATAGATAGATAGTTCAATGGTAAACTTTGACTCTATGATGAAAGCACCCTTACCATTAAGTGAAGATGTCATTTGTGAGAGGATTGGAACCAATATTACCGATGGAGACATTCGGCGTTACTTTGGCGATGGTGTAGAAAGTAAGATCTTAAAATATAGTGAACTCGCTGACTACGCTACGATTGATGATCTATTGCCCAAAGAAAGAGATTTTAGAATTATTCTTATTGAGGATAGTTATAACAAAGGGCATTGGTGTTGCATTCTAAAATATGATAAAACAATTGAGTGGTTTAACCCATACGGGGTTCGCCCCGATGCCCAAAAGAACATGTTGGGTAAAATGCGTAATCGTCTATTGGGTCAGGAAGAAGATTACCTAACAAAACTCATGAAGGCATCCAAAGGGTATAAATTGATCTATAACAAAGCGCGACTACAGAAACTAAAGAATGGAATCAACACCTGCGGACGATGGATCATCTTACGCATTATTTGTATGAAAGATATGATGATGACATTGTCTCAGTTTATCAAAATGATTGACGAGACAAAGAAAGCGTCGGGACTTCCTGCAGATGCTCTGGCGGCGATTTGGATCGGTTAATCAGAACCTGTGGTTCCGAACCTCTTTTGGGGCGCGCCCCGTTTTGCTTAAAGATTTAAAAAATCTTTATATATATATGCCTACCCCAACTGATCCAGAGTTATATGAACTCGTCAAACAATACGCTGGAACCATCTATAAGAAACCCAGTGCATACAAGAGCGGATTTATTGTTAGAACATATAAATCGCTCGGTGGAAAATACAAATCGGATAATCAACCAGCGAAATTAAAAGAATGGTTTCGCGCTAAATGGGAAGATGTAGGGGGCGAAGACTACCCCGTATATCGTCCTACGGTTCGAGTGAATAAATCTACACCTTTATTGGCGAGTGAGATTGATCCAAAAAATCTTAAAGAACAAATTAAAAGAAAACAAAAGATTAAAGGTTCTAAGAATCTACCCCCATTTCTAAAGAAGTGATTTTGCAAAGCACCGAGACAACTCTTTTAGCAAAGGTTCGCATCGTGTAGGCGATGGATTGTGCAACATGCACCATTTTAGCGCTTCTTCCTGATCTTTACACGGCATATAAACTATACTAATATTTTGTCTCAATCTTTTTTTACGTAGTTTGTTTGAATGGTTCCCGTAGAAGTTGCCATCTGCTCGGCGTCCGCTTTCATCTCCTTCATCACGTCCGCGTATTTGTCGGTAAGGTAGAGTTTTCTCAACATACTAGAACCAATTTTAGAACCAAATATTTTATACAACATACGAGTCAAAGAATTGGTTTGCATGAAAGGTTCGCCCTTCTCATCCACGAGTAACGGAATCATTGCATCCTTTTCTTTTAGTTTAGATTTGAGAGGATGAAACTTTATATAAAAATCTAGTATTTCTCGTAGAAGAGGATTGACTGGAACGGTTTGGATGTTATATTTTCCCTGTGTTTTGTATGCTCCAAAGTGAAATTCATTCTTAAATAGATCCAGATAGTTCTTCTTTGTCTCAGGATCGGGTTTGTATTTTTTGACGATATACGCTTCCTGATAATCTTTGTTACGACGGGGTTTCTGCAAAACAAAGAGAGACAATACGACGAGATGTAACAATTTCTCATACTCTTCTGGGGTCAATTTCTTCTTCTCTTTTAATTCATCCATGATCTTAAACTGTTCCTCAAACTTTGCTTTCACTGCATCCTGACCGATCCATTCTTTCTCTTCTTTGTCTGTCTTTCCTGTCTGGTCTTTTAGAGACTTATTCATTTCATCCAAAATAGAATAATAGGCATCGTAAAGTTTGCTATACTTTTTTTGTTTCTCTTTGAGAGATTTCAAAAGTGAGACAATAGATATAATGTAACTCCGTTGAGTATTGGGTTTATATTTTTCTAACTTTTCTTTGATCGCTTCTACGTCGTTTAAAAATTTAAGGTTCTTAATTGCCCCGCCATTTAATCTAGTTAGGTTCGCTAGGTATAATTTTTTACTCGATTCTGTAATATTTTTACCCGTAAATATCTCATTCAAATCTTCCATTATATAGTCTAATTAGATAAAATAATTTTATCTTCAAATATATATAATGGACTATCACTCTTTCGCTCGTATAGGGGCATACCTTTATCTTTTGTCTCAATCGGTCTATACTCGCTTTCTCGTGCTTTATCATCGCGCTAAACGTCTGCATTGATTCGTTGCTCTATCTCCATGCTCAACGATCTAGACAAAGGACTACGAATGGGTATTTCTAGGATTGTCTCGGTTTCTCCATACTTACTCGGGATCGTGGCGAGTTTATCTTCTAGTCGTTTTGCAACGGCATTGCTCGATTCAAAGAGTTTACAATAATCACTATACATGTGTTCTAGGTATTCTTTTGCGGGGACGGGGCGATGCATCTTCGCCAATGCGAGTGTCTTATAAATATCTACTCCTAACAAATAGTATTCTCTTTGACTAATCATCTCGCTTTCCATACCTTTCTGAATAGCGAGATAGAGTTCAATTGATCCAATAATAGAACAGGTTAAGGCGAGTAGGCATGTAATGACACTTACCGCTTTTTGTGGAACATACTCCACTAGTCCAACCGAGACAATGCTGTTGATTCCGCTAAGGACAATGACTGGAAGTCTGTAATATTTTAGATTCTCTTTGAGTGCAAAATAACGGTTCTTGTGTTCTTTACTCAATAGGACACAGTTGATCCTGATATTTTCTAGGACTGTCTCAATGTCTTCCGTCCAGTCGTTCTCCATGTAATAGCGTGAGATTAATCATTTTCCAACTTTATTTTGTAATAGACACCGTTTAATAAGATACGCAAATGTTCCCCGCTATTACCACCTGACGTATTACTTTGAATACTTGCCCCACCCAATATGAGGTCGGCACCCGTTTGTATTTGAATGGAATTGTTTGAGGAAATAACCAAAGGGTCAGAAGAAATACTGTTGGTATAGTTTAATGTCCCCGAACCACCCGTATTATTCGTTAAAGTGAGTTGAGTATTTGTTCCCGCTCCTACGTCACTGTAAGTCAAATTAAGTTGTTGGTTTGATAGACCACATTGTTTGAGAAGAGGTGACGGATTAGTGTTGTCTGTGGATAAAATGTTGAAAACGGGGTTTCCCGTCCCGTTATTACCCATTGTGATCTGGTCTATCAGTGTCCCGTTTGTATTATACATTTCAAAACTATCCAAATCCAGTTGAGTGAAATTGGAAGCACTCCCGTAATTCATATAAAAACCATTGGTGGAATTACATTGGATAGAGTTGTCATTACATGCAAACCCGTTGATACTGTAAAGCGTCGTTGTAGGGGTTGCGTTTTGAACACCAAAAGTGGATTGATCTTGAAAGGTCGTTAGACTGTTCGTAACGTCATTGATCAATACCTTTCCACTACCCAAAACCGTTTGAACCACACTCGGACTACTGTCGTTGAGTGTGATCGTTTTATCGGTTGTCATTAAGAGGTCGCCATTTACATTCACATTGGAACTTGATTTCGGCGTAATAATAATTTGACCCGTCCCCGTTGAAGAGGTTGCTTCAATATTAAGATTGGTCTGTGAGGTTTTCAAAGCATTCCCGTTTAGATCAAAAGGACGGAATGTATTGTTTTCGTTGTCTGCACCATTTAGTCGCATTACATTTTGATTCACTCCATTAATACACGTGTAAAAATCCAATGCTCCGTCTACCCCAGTCGGGACAGAATTACCCGTAACAGAACACTCAATCTTACCGAAAGTGGTCTTCTGATTCGCATAGTTCTTTGCGTTGAATTGTTGAGACATGATTACGTCATTCAAAACCGTAATGCGTCCGCTCTTGTAATATTCCATAGACGGCACACCCGTCGTATTACCCACAGTAACCGCCGTATTTTCAATAATAGCGTTAGGGGAAGAAGTGTATCCAGCAGAAGGGGATCTAATGGTTAAAGTATTTGCTGTTGAGGTTAAGTTGTTACTCGTCATGATCACATCGGTCGCCGTAATCCCTACATTTGCGGTTGAGGTGATTTCATACGGGGTTGTAGATTGATGAGTAATGCCCGACACTTGATATTTTGCAGTTTTTGTTTGAACTCCCATGGTGTCGCTTAATACCGTTGTGAGTTCTAATTCGGGTTTAATATTAAAAGGATCATTTATCTTATCTCCCGCATTTTGGATTGTCCCTACGGTTTGATAAAGAGTTGAAGATGCCGTATCTTGAATGAAGGCATTACTACCGACTGCACCGCTTGACGCTCCAATATTTATTGATGTTT